TATCTCAACCTATGATAAACATGAAGAACTAAAAGATGACTTCATGCATATGCTTGAGGATGGTGATGTAAAGGAGAACAATCGTTCTTCTGGTACATTTCACGTCGTCAATGATTTCTTCGATAAACATTCATATCCTGCTTTTAACGAGTGGAAACAATGGATGAATCAAGAACTATCTGAATACTGGATAAATGTTCTGGGCAAGTATAAAACTGACCTGATGATTACTGACTACTGGTTCAACATGTGTGAACAGGGTGGGTTTCAACATCTACATGACCACTGTAATGCTGCATTTAGTGGCACATATTACATCAACTTCAGTGACCTTGTACACTCCAAGTTTCATGTAGCTAATCCTCACATTCAAAGGACATCTTTTGAACCTCTGTTGATACTGGAGAAGAAAGAGGATACTGTATGGAATCGGGACGCAGTTCATATTGAACACAATGAAGGTGACCTAGTATTGTTCCCGTCATGGTTGCGACATGGTTATCCCGAGAACGAGCGAGCAGGTAGAGTTTCACTATCATTTAATGTACTACCGAAGACGATTACTAGCGGCATATATACATTTGAGATTAACAATGTCACCTCTGGTGTGGAGTTAGAATGATTACGGAACAACAAGTTGTATCATTAAAAGCATCATTTGCTGAGCAAATGGTAGAAACTGAGGAACTTATCACTAAACTTGAAGCAGAACTTGCTGATAAGAAAGAGTATCTCCTGAAACTTAGAGGGTCGATTGAGACACTTAACATCGTTCGTGGTGTAATGGATGATGTAACTCCTGCTATTGAAGAACAACCTTCTCCCACACAATTCATCGTAGAAGATGATATGGCAGACGACTTTGACCCTGAGACTGGTGATGGACGCTTCGCAGTTACATCTAATAGCCCTCAATCATTGACTGAACTTATGGCACAACGGAGTGAAGTTCCCGTAAAAAAGAAGCGTCCTGAGAACATTAAGTCCACATATGTTACTCAGGTAAATTACCCTGGTGGTGCAACTGGTGAGGTTGAGATTAACGAACCTGCTGGTGTTGTGTACGTTGATGTACCTGACGGTCTCTATGGTGTGCCAACTCGTGTACTGGACGCACAACTTGCTAGGAAGTGGAGAGCAGAGGGGTTGACAGAGGAGGAAATCGCTGATAAACTACCTGATGTAAATGACGCCCAAGAGGTTGAATGTCGATGAACTTCACGTTGATTGCTCGCGATGAAGATGGTGCTACTACACAAAAAGATTTTAATGCAACCTTCCTTGATGATGTTGTTGGTAACTGCGGAGACTTTCTCCGTGGTTGTGGATACTATTTCGATGAATTGACGGTTATCAATGAACCTGAAGCACTTGTGGAAAAACCCCGAGAGTACAAATCGGTCTACAAAGACAGTGTACTTTCATCCCATGAATCCTTCGACCGATGATGGTATAACTCACCCTCTATTTGCTGAGGGGGTGTATATTAAACCAACAACGTATCTGGATTACATTCAGCAGGATAGTTATAGTCATTATCGCTGTCCTGCTTGGAAATCTTGGGCAAAGAATACATTTGTTTTCTATGCTCAGTTTGATGCAACCTATCGCTTACATGAAGATAGGTTGATTATAGAATCTGATGTGAACATCTTCAAAGAGTTCATGGGCGATTCTGATGTGGTTGGTGATACTCTCGTCCAACAGTTTGGCCCCATGGTATTACTATGGACTGAACATCGAGACATCTGGATGGAACAAATCCGTCTGGATAGAGAGATTATCCCTGCACATTTCCCACTAGGTAAGTGGGTGCGTCCAATCCTCACACCGTTTGTATCTAAAATGGGTGAAACGGTTGACATCAAGAGGGGGGATGCATTATGGTGTGTGAGGTTCAGCGGAGCAGGCGAGAATTACCGCCTAGAATGTGCCGAACCCAAATCTGAGGTGATACGTCATGCAAGGCAAAACACCATGCTTAAAGACTATCTCCCTGGCGTTTCCTGGTCATTAGCAAATGATGAGAAACGTTGTCCATTCAAGAATCTATGGGGTTCTTGATTATACATACAATGTAGTTTAATTTCAAAACACAACTGACACATGGGTAGAACTTATCGTCGCGGTGGTAACTATAACCACTCCTCTTACGGTAAATCTCTGCGAGAGAAACGTCAAAGGAACACTAAAAAACAAACTGGCAGCGAATACTTTGACAGTTACGGTTACAACAATTCCTTTATGGATGAGGACCGTCCTCGCAATCAAAGAAATCAAACTACAGACTACGACAACTTTAACTGATGACAATCATGGACGAGTTCGAGTATCAATCCTACGACGAATTGATTGAAGATTTGTTAGAAGAACTTGAATTTGAATACGATTACGATGATTTGTCATTTGACATCGATATTGATTACACAACCCAATCATAATGGCATCTGAATTACACCTCTTTCCCAGTCTAATTGTTTATGACCAAGTTGAAGAACTTGTGTCAAAAGATATGCAAGACTGGGCAAAAGAGTTGTGCTTTGAAGTAGGCAAACATTCGTATGAAACGCGGTGTTTGTCTACTGTCAATACGGCAGCAGATATACTCTCACAACCAGAGATGCAACCCCTGGTTGAACCTATCTTGGACTGTGTGTCAGCATACATCAATCGTATGGAATATGACACAGATAATATCGATTACCACATCCAATCGTCTTGGCTAAACTATTACGAACCGCAGTGGTGTCAAGAGGTTCATACACATCAAAACAGTGTAATCTCTGGCACCGTTGATATTATTGCGTCAGACCAATTCGATTTCTATATCATCAACCCGCATAGATTCCTGCAACCAGTACAACCAGGGTGCGTAAAACGCAACGACTTTAATGAAATGGATGCAAGAATGAAGGGATGTCAAGGATTTATCAAGGTATTCTCTTCTGGTTTGTTACATGGAACACGACAAGTAGACACAGAAAGATTAACTTTGGCGTTCAATGTGCATGCTTCACCTAAAGAAAAGGGTGTGCCAGTTGAATAAGTGTCACAACCCCCCTTGTGGGGTCGCCCTGGCGGTGCTATAGTTACGAAGTAACAAACAAAAGCACATGGCAACTCGTTCCCGCATTGGTATTCAACTTGCAGACGAATCTATCCTCTCTGTGTATCACCACTGGGACGGTTATCCTGAGTGGTTGGGTCGTATTCTGAAGACTCATTACAACAATAAGTCTAAGATTGCTGAACTGATTGACGGTGGCGATATGTCTTGCTGCTGGACTAAAGACCGTTGGACTGGTAAGCAAATCGCGGATTATGTGGTTGAGAATAAAGAAGTAGAAGAATATGGTCCTCAATACTATAGTGGACGTAACGAAGATTGCCCTCCTGTTCTTCACAATAATCTGAACGATTTCCTGGTCTACACTGATGACAACTGTGGTGGAGAATACGCCTATTTGTATAAAGATGGCGAGTGGACTTGCCATCAAGTTGGTTATAGTGTAGACCCGCACATGACTCGCGAAGTTGAAATCCCCAGCGGTGCTCTGGCAGTGTGACGGTTGACCTAGTGGCACAGGATGGGTTGCGACCTGCCCTGTGCCATGCTATATTGTATTCATACAAATCAAGGGACATGACTGCTACTCAACTTCGCCAAGAGTTCTCCGACTTCTGTGCTCAACGTGATGCACAAAACACTATTCAGTTGAATGTCACTAAGTATTGTTTGATGCTGTGTGATGCTCTGGAAGATGATTACAAGCGTCGCAATCGTAAAGATTCTGGTTATAAGTTCTACATTGAGTCTGGTCGTAAGTATCACAAACTCATCATGGAGACTGAATACGGGTCCCGTAGTGTTCACTGCTTCGTTGATAAGAAGACTGGCGAAGTCTACAAGTCTGCATCTTGGAAGACGCCTGCAAAGGGAGTTCGTTATAATCTTCTGAGCATTGAGTCTCGTGAAGAATGTCTTGCCCGTGCAGATTGGTCTGGCGCTTATCTCTACATCCGCTGATAGTTATGCAAAACAAACACCTCGAACATCCCGAAGATTCTGTACTTCGCGGCAGACAATCTGCCCGCCAGGCTATCAAGTGCCTGCGTGACGTTAATGCTACTTTCTCTGTCAAATATGATGGCGCTCCTGCTATTGTATTTGGCAAGAATCCAGAGAATGGTAAGTTCTTTGTAGGGACGAAGAGTGTGTTTAATAAGGTCAAGATTAAGATTAACTATACACACAACGACATCGAAGTTAATCACGGTAACAATCAACGTGTTGCCGCTATTCTTCACGTCTGTTTAGACAATCTCCCCCAGAATCTGGGTTATATCTGGCAGGGTGATTTCATTGGTTACGGTGGCACTGACACCTACAAACCTAACTGCGTACAGTATAAGTTTCCCAATTCGATTGGCGAGTCTATTGTATTCGCTGCTCACACCTATTACACTGGTGATAAGATGAGTGAACTGACTGCTAATTTCGGTCGGTTCAGTTATGACACGTTCAATCCAAAAGTTCGCTTCCTTAACACCGATGCAACTCTTATTACCCGTCGTCGCAGAATCCACCACCTGCTTAATCTTGCAGAACTGCTTGTACCTTTCCTCCCTAATCCTAGCAAGAAAGAGTCTGATGCAGCAGTAATTGCAGTCAATAAGTGTATCCGTGAGAGCAAACAGTTTGATTGCATGAGCCCCGTGCAATCTAGGGTCTTCGGTATCATCACTCACGTCAAGACGTTGTTACTCAACGAGATGCGATTTGATGAGTGGATTGAACCTACTATCGGCAACACTAACTCTCATGAGGGTTACGTTATGTCTGGCAAGTTTGGTACAATCAAACTCGTTAATCGTCGTCTGTTCAGTGTAGCTAACTTCAACTCGCCCAAGGACTGGGACAGTGTGACAGTTGGGCAAAGTGTCCACCTCGCCGCCCAGACCCGTGCCCACCGTGCTATGATTACGGAGTAATCGAAAGAGAGACATGCAACTGCAATCCAAAGACGCCAACATGATGGTTGATTTCTATCCCGTTAAGTATGCGGATGGCACTATCAGCGACCGTCTGATGCTTAAGATTGTCACTTTCTGCAATGCACGACAGTCCAAGCGTTACATCAACAAGAAAGATTTCCAACGTGAAGTAGATTCTCGCGTTGAGGGTTATGGTTACATTGTGACCGACATGCACACCGATGCACAACTCTTTAACTCTGCAATGTGTCTCGCCTGCTGATGAACGAACTCCACAAATATCTCGCGATTGACCCTACTATGCCCATTGACATTGTGAAGGTTGAACCTATGAAAGTCATGGATTATTTCCTTGATGATGTAGCATGGGAGACTGCATTGACTAACGTCAATACACTCTTCAAGATGCTATCTTCGTACAAAGGTATCAGTAACAAAACAAAGTCGGAGATAGTTAGTGGCATCATTGCCGAAGAGATTTGTAAAGTTCTGAACGAAAAGTATGAACTAACATACTATTTCCGTACTGCTGATAGTGATAACGACCCCGACATTATTGTAGAGGAAGCGATGGTTCAACTCCCTCAACGTGTGGGAGTTGTAGAAGTCAAGGTCAGTAAGTGTTCTCCCGACACTAAGGGTAACTACAGCACGATTTGGCGTGGTGGTGAACTCTCTAAGCGTGACGGTGACTATCTATTTGTCTCCTGGGATTACACTGATGATGGTATAGGTTTCTTTGTATGTCACGCCTTCGTTAAGAAGGAAGACTGGCAATCTAACCTGGCTAACGGTTACTATGCCACCTCTATTCCTTGTGAGAAAGTGATAGACAAGCACATGACCGAGGTTATCATTGGTTCGCTATCTGTGTCTGCTAAGGGTAACTCTCGCTTCAAATTGCAGCAGTTCTAATATCATGTGACAATCACATAACCTGCACAGCATCTTGCCCTAGCGGGTGGGATGCTGTTATAATATGTTCATCAAGCAAAGGCAATTCATGCAACTCCGCCCCCACCAGCAACGCGCCCTGACTGTTATGCAAGAGCAAAAGTTTGGGCAAATCTATTGCCCTACTGGTGGCGGCAAGACGTATATCATGATTGCACATTGTCAGTGGTTGTTGCAGCAAGCAGCAAATCCTCAGACCATTGTTGTAGTTGCTCCTCGCATCTTGCTCGCTAACCAACTTCATCAGGAGTTCTCTGAGTTTATCACTGACGCTGCTGTGATGCATGTTCATAGTGGAGAGACTAGAGAGTTTCACTCTACTAAACCTCACGACATTTCTTCGTGGAATGTCTTCCAGCACGGCGCACCTAAGCACACGTTGGTGTTCACTACCTACCACAGTCTGCCCCGTGTTGTTGATAGTGGCATCGACATCGATTGCATCTATTTCGATGAAGCACACAACGCCACTGGTAAGCATTTCTTTACCAGCGTATTTGCTGTTGCTCAGTATGCTAAGCGCCGCTACTTCTTTACTGCAACGCCTCGTAATAGTCGTGGCAATGCATATGCTCGTGGCATGAATAACAGCGACGTTTATGGTGGCGTCCTGTGCAATGTGCCTGCTCCCGAACTCATCGAGCAGGGTGCAATCGTTCCTCCTACCGTTGTACCTTTCGAGACAGATTTGCTGCGCGATAACTCTAACGCTCACGAGGTAGATAAGTCTAACCTCATCGGTGTGATTACTTCTCTCGACCCTCAAAAGTCTGCAAAGGTTCTTGTTGCTGCTCCTAACACTAAGGTGCTGTGGCGTATGCTCTCGCAGACTGATTGCATCCACCAGTTGACTGAAATGGGTTACGAAGTTCTCCACATCACTAGCAAGCACGGTGCATATGTGAACGACAAGAAAGTATCTCGCGAGGTATTCTTCGAGACTCTGAGTAAGTATGGTGCTGATTCTTCCAAGCGTTTTGTAGTCTTCCACTATTCTATTCTGTCTGAAGGTATCAACTGCCCTGGACTGACTCACGCCGTTTTGCTTCGCAATCTGCCCATCATTGAGATGGCACAGACTATCGGTCGCGTGATTCGTGTTGACAACGAAGACCGCAAATCTGTCGAAGCTGGTGAATACCCTGCTGGTGCATTTTCCTTCTACAAGAAACCTTGTGGATTCGTAACTGTGCCCATGCCTGGTAAGATTGGCAAGCAAATTGCCAAGCGTTTGCAGAACGTTGTCGATGCAATCTTCATTGAGGGCGTTCCTCCTTCTGTTTTCGCTTAATTTACACTTTCTCTTTTTTCCGCATCGGTTTCCGCAGGCATGACCTATCCCCCCTTGCAAATAAAAATGCAGAAAAATCACGTTTTAGTCCAGTGGTGGCAAGGGTTCTCAGCGAGACGAGACTGAGACCAGACAGGATACCAGCAAACCCCATTAAAATCAAGTGTGTCGGTTTGTGAACACTGCGGGTTGCCTGCCCCGCCATGCCTTACAATAGGACTATGCAAAACAAAACTGCTCCCCTTAAGTATAAAGAAGCAATCAAGTTGATTGCTACTAACGGCGGCACAGTCGTTAATGGTAAAAAGCACAAGAAAGTTACTCACCCAAATTCTCAACGAGTTTTCACACTTCCCATCCACGGTAGTAAGGGACGCTCCACGATTTCTCCTGGAATGTCTTCCGACCTACGCAAGTGGTTGAAACAATGCAACGACTAATCATGGACCTTCCTTTCTCTGCTCCACGCAATTACAGTTACAGCGTAGAAGATTTCAACCGACAATTCTTCAGAGTTTGGATACATAATCATGGAACCTTCACATATAAAGAAGGCGACATAAAGAGCGTCTGGGGCTTTATTCGCAAGAAAGATGGGCAGATTGTATCTCCTGTCAATGCGAAGATGCCTGGCAAACCTATCACTGTAGACCAGATTACAGCATACTCCGCTATGCAACGACCACTTGAAAAAGTGACCACTGGTGCCACTGGAACGCTCGAATTTCTGTTATAGTTACGAAGTAACGCTGAGACATGTACGAAACCAATGTAGTCCTCAATGAAGACGAGATAGGTATTCTGCTATCTGCACTTCAATTATTATCAACTGGCGATGAGTACAGGATAGCAAAAGCACACGGAAGTGCGCTCGCTATTCATGACAAACTCCAGCGCAAGTTGACCGAGATTAACACTGCACCTGCTGCTGTTAATTACACTCCTCACATTGTTGATTCCTCTTTCTAAAATGTCCGTCCTGTTTGAAACTGACCACCACATTGTTGAGTTTGACAGCAAGAAGACTTTGAAGCAATTTAAGTCTTTCTGCAACGAACTGAATGTAAGTCACGACTACTATTTGTTTGAGTTCGATATTGACGTTCCCCTGGAAGATGGAGACTTTGCACTAGAGTGATGGAGTACACTAAAGAAGATTTAATCGAAGCACTTTACAATGAGTATGTGTTTCTCTGCCACGACGATTACGACCCCGATACTGATACTCCTCCAGAGGTATATTTGGAAGAGTTGAAGCAAATGAGTGTCGATGAGTTAGTGGAAGAAACCTGCACGGATTCGCACTTTACGATTAGAGAATACCTTGAGACCTGGACCAGTGGTTAAAGTGGCACACAGGCGCTTGTAGGTGCCCCAGAATGGTGTATTCTATAAGAGTCAAAGGAAACGACGCAAATGACCGTTACTCTCCAACCTCGCAAGATTAACAACACAGTGTACGATGTTCCCACCGTTGATGGTATGGACCGTTGCCAAATTAACAACCGTTTGCACTACATCAACGAGGAAATGCTGAAACTGCGTAACACTCAGCAAGCACTGATTGCAATGCGTAACCAACTCGACCGCCACAACGAAGCGCAAGAGATGGATGACCTTTTCGATGAAATGTTCGGCGGATGATTACTAACGAAGACCGAGAGTTTGTTGACTTTTTGTTTGGCAAACTCTTGAAGCATGTTGACACCGACATGATAGATTTGCAAGACGATGACTCTTGCGATGACCACCTTAAGTTTGAACAACTCTCCCTAATCGATGATTAGAGCTCTCAACAAGAAACGTTCTGCAAACTTCTACGCAAACCAAGTGAAATTCCTCCTCTTCATTGTCATCGCTGTTCTGTTCTGGAATAGTAATGGTGCGCGGCAATTCACTGCCGACATGCTCTACAACGCATCTGCAATCGTTCAACCTAACAACAACTGAGTCATGCAATTCCTCGTCAAAGACATCACTTTCGACTTCACCACTGATGATGATTCTCTAGACTATATTAAGACGGAACAACAAGGATACGAGCACATTTTAGCGGTTACTGGTGAACATCCCCTGGGTATTTGGGAGGCAGATGATGAAGATGATTTAGTAGAAGAGATTACATGTGCGACGGGATATTGCATCAGTGCTATTAACTTTGAACACGTTCTGACTAACTATAGCATGTAACGCGGCAAACGCCGCGTGTGCCAGTCAGCAAAGCGCACACAATCGGTTGAAATGCGCCCAGAATCGTGTATTCTATAAGAGTCAAAGGAACACACCATGAAAAACGCTTTCCAATCCCTCATCGAAGATTCTGCTTTTGTTGATGCAATCAACAGCATGTCTGGTTTCTTTTATGAAATGAACCCTGACATTGACATGTGCTACGATTACATCTGCGAGCAGGCAGATATTCACTCTTTCGTTGCAGATAACGCTGCTTGGGATATGTTCTACAAAGCATGGGAAACTGTCGCTGAAGAGAACTTCTGCGCCGCCTGAATCTTTCACTCTTAACTAACACAAACACATGACAATCTCCAATCCCTACGTTGCAACTTTGGTCGAAATGGGTTACGATGAAGCAGACTGCCGCGTGGTAGCATCTGCAGGTGTTAAGAAGACTTTTCCTCTTAACATTCACGGTCGTGTTTTTGATACTCAAGAGGAGTATGATGAGGCACTCGCTGACTTCCTCAACGGTCTCTGATTAACATCATCATGAAAAACTACAGAGTTCAAGTTGAAACTAACGACGGATGTGTGACTGTTTGGTATGAACAATCTCGTGCAAAGACTGCGGACAAACTGATACTTAATCGCGTCTACAATCAACTCTGTGGACTGAACATTAAAGAAATCAACGTTACTCCTTCTGTTTGACTCATGACTGTCACTCCTAACGACAACATCATCGACCGTGATACACTGCAAGATGCAATGATTCAACAGATTCTTGATGATATGGACATCAAGACTATGATGGCAATCTTGTATGATAACATGCAAGAATCTTACGACAAGTATTCTATCGATGAACTAATCTCCGAAGTCGAAGAATACTATCCCCACCTTCTTGAGGATGCACAATGCGCCTAACTCTTGCTGCTGTTGTAATCATCTTCGGTGCAATGATTGGCACTGCTGCTATTCAAACGGTCTCTAATCTTCAAAATGACAAACTCTCCCGATTCTGCAAACAAATCCCCGTTGGTGCATCCTACGACGAAATGTGCAAGGACTTCCGATGACATTATTCGTCGCTATAACAACGTTGAAAGTGATGGTGACTGGGACGATATTCTCTCTCCTGATGATTACGAAGAATACATAGAACGTCGTCGCTATGAGAGGATGAATCGTGCTTAGTTTGAAACAACAACTTGCCACAACTCAACTTCTAATTGATTCACTAAAAGGTAACGAATACGAGAGTTACATGACACGTCAACTGTGGATGGTTTATTATGAGCTCCAGCGTCAAATCAAGAAAGAGAATAACATCAAGAACGTGACAGATGTGACGGATTCAAAGAAAGATTGGGATGACTTTTGGGAGGCATTATGATTACTCCCGCGCATGAAACTCAACGTAAGTTCACTCACACTTCTGAAGCGCCATATGACCGCCATCGATATAAAGTATGGTGCGTAGATGGTAGCGTCAAAGTGTTAGACGATTACGAAGATGTTCTGATTGCTCAATGGAACTTCCCTCAACACATTGACCGAGTGGAAGTGATAGATAAATCGAAAACCACTGGCAAAGGATTCAAATGAACTTGCAATCTGGTCAACACATTCGATGGAAAGAACACGAGGGTTATATTAACTTTATCGACCCTGATTACTACCTGACGCTATGCATTAGGGAGTACACTAAGTGTGAAGAAGACCAGCATCGTTGCAAGAGAAGAACTAATCAAGTGTGCATAGTTGTGCCCACTCAATACTGGAATGAGATAGAAATCGTCAATGAAAACGCATAAGTTATTCCCTGTAGAAGTGTTAGAGTTTGAGTATCCTTCCTTACTCGATTGGGTAGGGTTGGATAATTTTTTATCACGACACGTTCGTTACATGGGTCCATCAGGATTGTCCCATACGCATACACAAATGCATCGGGAATTGTACTTGAAAGATGTAGTCAACTGGTTCAATGATTGTTTAGAAGAAGCACGACAACATTGGACGTTTGCATGTGACAAACTAGAGATAACTACATGCTGGGCTAATGCAAATTGGGGAGGAAGTCAGCAGGCACATCATTCACATGACCATCCAATGTCGTGTGTTTCAGGTATATTCTATGCGAGTAAAGATGGTGCGCCCACTATATTTGAAAATCCATACTACACGCATAAAGTAGCACGAATCGAACCCTATAGACGTGAACCAAACTATAGATGGGAAGCACCATTTGTAGGAGGAAGATTATTGTTATTCCCTTCAGGTTTGGTGCATGGTACACAACGACAGTTTGAAGATAACAACCGTTGGAGTATATCGTTTAATACACTTCCAACGGGAGACATCAACGAACATTCACAGGGAATAGAAACAACTAGCGCCCAGATTAGTCTCTAACGAGTGAGAAACCGTAGTTGCCGTACATCATACGATAAGGCATAAAGTTCATGCTAAATGTTGTACGATTGCCCACAACGTCAATATCATAGCCGTGGTAAATGTTGCTGTCCCAGAGTATCAAATCCCCCTCATCTGGCACGACTTGAATAGAAGGATAATTGTACTTGGTATGTTCTTTCCACTGCAAATCTAGCGATGGTTGTAATGGTCCCTGATTCACCCAAGGGTTATAAAAACTCAACGGTTGATTCTTACTCTTATCGAAGTGAATGTAGTGAGTGCCGCTAACAATCGAACATGTATGGTT